TTGAAGTAATGGATGAAAATGGTCAATGGCACGAGCATAACTACGCATCCATTAATATGCTTCAAATAGAAGTAGATTTAAAGCGCACCTATCCAGGGCAACTAATTGATGCTATGATTAACCAATTAGGCTTAAACTACGCTACTTTATCAATCGATTGTTCAATTAACTAAAACCAATAAATACAATGAGCAAAACTATCACCAAAGAGAAAAAAATCACTTCACCAATTAGTGATGACAATGGCTACGAAATCTTCGTTACTTACACATTATTAGAAGTAATTGAAGGATGGGAACGCGATGAAGATGACTTATTCACTCCAATCGAATTCCACTACGAGATTGAAGCCATCCACGATGTAGTATTACAACATCATACGCATTTTATAAGCATAGCAGATGCAGTGCTAAAAAATAGTTTGATGCACGATATTATCTGCAACACACTACTTGAAACTGCTGAAGACAATTGGAATAACTAATCTGCTCGGTTGAATGTGGGGTAGGTAGTTTGCAGATAACACCACCCCACCACTTCCCGACAAAAACTAATCAAATGCCAAAAACAAAAACAATCAAACGAGGCAGAAAGCCTGTTAGCAATGATGACAAGAAAGTACAGGTTACATTTTATGTTCAATATGCAAAATTGCGTAAATTCGGATGTGAATTCAGTAATAACCGGGCAATCCACACCGAACAATTAGTTGACTTCTTAAATTCTAAAATTGACGAACAATGAAAAAATTATTCAAATTAATCTACTACCGATTATTAAACAGCGAAACATTCCGCTATGCTTTTTTGATTCCAGGCAATGGCAGAAAATGGGAATGGTATATTGTCAATGGTAAAAAGTATTGGAGAGAAGTTCCGCAGGACAAACCAAAAGTAAGATTGCACCATTCAATTAATCGCGATGGTTCAACAACTAATTACACGGATGTTCCGATGACTTGTTAACACTTTGCTGTGGGTAATTTGCCCACAAAATACCATCCTTAATTCGTAATTTTACACCAACAAAACCAACCAACTATGTCAAATTTAACTACTAAAGAATTCTTTGCGCAAATGTCCGTCCAAGACAAGTTCAAAGAAATGTTAGGCAAACGTGCGCCACAATTTATTACATCCGTATTGCAGATTGTTGCATCGAATGACCTATTAAAGAAAGCCGAACCAATGTCGGTGTACCAATCCGCAGCAGTAGCCGCTACATTGGACCTGCCATTGAATAATTCGCTTGGATTTGCCTATATTGTACCTTACAACCAACGCCAAAAGGACGGAAGTTATAAGACAGTAGCGCAGTTCCAAATGGGATATAAGGCATTCATTCAATTGGCTTATCGTTCAGGGCAATTTCTGACTATTTCATCCTCCAAGATTTATGAAGGACAAATTATTGAAGCAAATCCATTGACAGGGTATAAGTTCGATTTTAGCAAAAAGACAAGTGATAAGGTTGTAGGATATGCTTCTTATTTTAAACTAATCAATGGAGCAGAAAACACCTTGTTTATGTCAACGGAGGAATTAACTGCACACGGAAAGAAATTTAGCCAAACATTTGCGAAAGGATATGGTTTGTGGAAGGATGACTTTGATGCAATGGCAAGTAAGACGGTGCTTAAATTATTGCTATCCAAATTTGCTCCACTTTCGGTAGAAATGCAAAAAGCAGTTATTAGCGATCAAGCAGTGGTATTGGATGCTGATACAAATCAAGTCGAATACATTGACAATGATAAAATCACAATGGATATTGATGAAGTAAATAATCGCAAAGAACGTGAGCGCATTGTTGCACATATCAAGAAATTAGGCACAGCAGAAGAATTGGATGCGTTTGAAGACACTGCCATCGGAAATGGATGTTATGACGAATTGCAGGAGCAACGCGAAAATATCAGTAAAAAGAAATCTAAATAATGTCAAGTAAATGAATCAAAAAACTTGACTTGTAGATTAAAATCAACAAAATAACTCAAAACGTAAATAATAATCAACAAAATTACCACTATGAAGTACAAAGTAACACTATCAAGCGAAACGGACATTAACAATGTAGAATGGATTTATGTGCGCCTATTTGATGAAAATGGGTATTGTAAAGAATCAAAGCCATTTTATGCCAGTGAGATTAGTAAAGCACAAGAAACTTACGATGCGTGGGTTGAATTCTTAACTATCCACAATGATATGTGGAAGAAAGTTGAATTGAAAAGTACAATTATTGAATAATAACCTGCATATTTGCTGACCAATAACACTACTACCACTATGAATCAAGTATTATTCCGTTGCTCTCAATTGGGCAAATTAATGACCGAGCCTAAATTAAAGGCTGATAAGGAGGCAGGATTGCTTTCTGAAACTACAAAGACATACATCAAAGAAATTTGGCTGAAGAATGAATATGGCTATGATGAGATAGTCATTACTGATGCTATGCTCAAAGGATTGCTGTGTGAACAGGATGCAATGCAATTAGTCCAGGATGTTGCCAATGATGGAATCTTCCGGGAGAAGTTCAAAGGTGGTATCTTAAAGAATGATTACATTATGGGAAGTCCTGACTTGGTGATCACTGACAATGGCGAAACAATTGTGGAAGATACCAAATGCTCATTCACTATCAAATCCTATGCAGAGGCTGAAATGACCAAGATATATGAATGGCAATTGCGTGGGTATATGTGGCTTACAGGAGCAACAAAAGCACGATTACGCTATGCTTTGATTGATACACCATTGGAAATTATCCAAGAAGAACAAAAGCGTTACTTTTTTAAGTTCGGATGCGATGAGAATAATAAAGAATATCAGCGCATTTGTGAGCAGATTGAAAAGAATCATACATTCAGTCATATTCCTGCTCAAAAAAGGCTTAAAACATTTGAAATAATCCACGATGAAAACAAAATAGCACATCTTATCACGCAGATAGAGAAGTGCCGTAATTTCTACCAAAAAATCGAACTATGATGCAGGAACAGGAGCAATTGAAACTATGGAAAGAATTTGAATGGACTTGGGAAGAATATGATGTTCTAAAATATTATGACCGATACGACCAAAAACTACTATTTCTCACCAAAACTAAAATAACCAATGAAACCAATCAATCAAGGCAAAATTGCCAATCCGACACAAAAACAAGCACTGCTTAATTATCTAAAAAAGTTCAAACGCATTACAACAGTAGATGCGATGCGCAAATTATTTATATCTAATTCAGCCACTCCGCGCAGGATTAAGGATTTGATTGAGGATGGATGGGATATTGGATATGAAACAAAGCCATACATCACGCATTATGGCAAAAAGACACGTATCACTGAATATCGCTTAAATAAAAAAAGGTAGGGAACCACCCCTACCCTAAAGAAACCGTACACAAGTTATTAATTTGTATATCGGTGCAAAGATATAAAAGCCACATCAAATTACAAACGTTCTTATCCTATTTTTTTCATAGTGTTTTTCGAGAAAGGTGTGGATTTTTTAAAAAAAAATTACTATATTTGCAGATGATTAGACGTAAGAACCTAATCTAATAAAACTGATTTAAACGCCTGTTTGGCGTGTCGGAAGAAAGTAAGGAGCAATCCTGAAATCTTGTTCTTACCCGACACACCAAATGGGCATTTTCTTTTTATGGAAAGTTCATTTTACTTCCCACACGATTATAACGCCAGGAATGATGGCAAGATTAAACGATTGATTCGTACACACGGATATGTTGGCTATGGCATTTTTTGGGCATTAATTGAGGACCTATATCAAAATTCAAACAGCATAGAATTGGACTATGATTTATTGGCTTATGACCTACGAGTTGAAACTTCCTTGATTCAGTCAGTGATCAATGATTTTGATTTATTTGTAGTGGAAAATGGATTTTTTAGTTCAGATAGCATCCATCGAAGAATGTCAGTAAGAATAGATAAATCATTGAAAGCCAAAGAAAATGCAGAGCGAAGATGGAATAAAAATGCGACTGCAATGCAAACGCAATGCGATGGCAATGCGATGGCAATGCAAACGCAATGCGACAGCAATGCTATAAAGGAAAGGAAAGGAAAGGAAATAAAGGAAAGGAAAGAAAGTACATATTCTGCCGAATATGAGCGTTTTTGGATTGCTTATGGAAGGAAAGGAAACAAGAAAGATGGGTTTAAACATTTCCAGGCACTGACTGATGCAGAGAAACAACAAGCACTTGATTGCATCCAACCTTATTTCAATTCACAGCCTGATGCGAAGTTCCGAAAGGATATTGAACGCTATCTTGCCAAGAAGCATTGGGAATCATTCTTATCCACATCTGCAGGTGGAGAAGTAAAAGTGGAAGTCATTAAGGTTTTACCTAATTTCGCCAACGGATATAGTTTTAGCCTATGGGGAAAGATTCCAAAAGGAATCCCAACAGTAGAAAGGTGGCAATGGTATCGGGAGAATCGCGCAGAATGTTCGGAGGTATATCAGCACTGCCAAAAATTACGCGATAGGGACCAAGAAGAATACCTAAAACTTGGGGAATCGCACCCACTAATGAAATTTATCAAGGACTACATTCAATTCGTAACCAATGAGAACAACCAATAACTACAACTACCTAAAGCAGATTACCAACTGCAAATTCATTCCCCTGAATGACAAAAAACAGCCATTAGCGAAAGGATGGCAAACAAGCACGGAGCAGTTCGAATTAGATACGCATTCCGTTGGCTTAGTTTGTGGTAAATTATCCGATGGCGTGGAAGTGATTGACTTTGACCTAAAATATGACATCACAGGCGATTTAATCAAGCGATTTAATTCAATCCTGAACAAAGAGGATGCAACCATTTACCCATTGCTGACCATCCAAAAGACAAAAAATGGTGGATTTCATTACATTTATCGTTGCAAATATTTTGAAGGGAATCTAAAGTTAGCACAGCGTCACGCAACCATTGAAGAAATTGAGAATGGCGATAAAATAAAGGTATTGATTGAAACGCGTGGTGAAGGTGGGCAAATTGCAGTGCATCCTTCTCCGGGATATGAAATGGTGCAAGGTAGTTTGGATAAAATTCAATTAATCCGTGTGGACCAAAGAATGCTTCTGCACAATATTGCGCGGAGATTCAATGAAGTATTTAAGGAAGTTACTGAATACAAAAAGACGGAGCAAATCAAGATTAAAGGATTGGCATCTTGGGAAGATTACGATAATCGTGGGGATATCATTGGATTATTACAATCACACGGATGGAGCATTGTAGAAACGCGAGGCTCAAAAACATTCTTTTTGCGTCCAGGTTCAACCGATGCTAAAACATCAGGCAACTATGATTCATCTTTGAATTTATTTAGCGTATTCACCACATCTTCCATCTTTGATCCTGAACGAGGCTACAAACCATCCGCAGTGTATGCGATGTTGGAATGCAATGGGGATTTTCAAGCATCTGCACGTAAATTAATGGCAGAAGGATATGGCGAAAAAGACACAACCAAAACAATCAGCGTTCAACCTGAACCATTAACCATCCCAACCAAAGTAAACATACAGCCTGACAATCGCGACTATTTAGTCAAGCGTGAGGATTACTATAAGAACATTATGAAATGGCGCGATGGGAAGTATGAGATGGGATTAGATACAGGATATCCTGAAATTGATAAGCACTTCCGATTTAAGCAAGGCAATTTAGTAATCATCAATGGATTTGACAACGTAGGTAAGTCAGTAATGATTTGGTATATGGCTTTGCTTTCCTCCATTCGCCACAATTGGAAATGGCTAATCTATACTGCAGAGAATGATGAATTCTCTTTCTTCCGCAAAATGATTGAATTATATTGGTGTATGGAAATTCAAGGGATGCCTGATGATATGATTAATGAAGCGTTGGAATTCCTAGAAAAGCATTTTATTGTTATCAAGTCAGATAAGGAAATGTACAATTACAAGGACATCCTTGCCATCGCTGAAAATGAATTACAGCATAGCAAATATCATTCTTTGCTG